TTCTCGATTAGCTTGCGGAAGTGCTTCAGCACTTGCCACCCTTGGCCATCTTCGTCTTGCCGCCGTGCATCATCTTCGTCATGCCACCCTTCTTGTAGGTGCCCATGTCGTCCCCACGGAGGGTCGCCCTCTTCGCGCGAGCAGAGAACTTCTCGGTGGGCAGCTTGCTGGGGTCGCCCATCTTGCCGCCCTTCATCATCTTCTTCATGTCGTGCTCCTAGAAGTTGAGTTTGTACCTGAGGAAGGCCGAGAGTGCCTCGGGATCCCTCATTGCCAGCAACTCCAGAATCCCCAAATCGAGGGGCGTGGAGTACCCGACACTCTGCTGCTGCTTGGATGCCTCGAAGTTGAGCCTGCGCTGCTGCTCCGGTTCCCTGACTTCGGGGTCGAGGTTGATGCTGCCAGCCACCGCACCCGTAGGCTTGCCTCGGTCGGGGGTGACGCGAGAGTAGCTGAGGGGCCCCAAGCTGACGCCCTTGGTGGTGTAGCGTCCTCCGGGGGTATTCATGTCGGAGAGGACGACTCCCAGCGGATTGACGCCCGCAGCGAGAAGGCGGCCCGTGCTGGGACCGTAGGGGGACTCCCTCCGCATGACACCCGGGGACACGTAGTAGTCCTCATTGCCAAGCTGGTATCCCGCCCGAAGCATCTGGGAATCGTCGGGGGCAAACTCCGGGTAGAGGCTTTCGATGCGGTACCCTCCGATGGAAATGGGCACCTCGGGCACATTGACGTCGTAGGAGGACGCCGTGCGGCCTGACCCCGGCCTGACCCCAAGCAGCCACTTCTCGTATTCGGAGAGATCCGCCATCAGTAGTACTTGGCGGGACGGATGCCCCGCTGCTCACAGCCCTTGCCCTTCACAGAGCCGCCGCCCTTGTAGGCGGGACCCTTGGCGCGCATGGCGCTGCTAAGGAAGCCGCTCTTGTCGTCGGCTTTGTTAAATTCCTTTGCTACCTTGGTGGGAACACCCACCTTTTTAGCAAAGACGGGGTCGTGCGCAGCACCGGCCATCATGCGGGCCTGCGAGAAGGACTTACTGGGCACCGGTGCTTCTCCCTATGGCGTTGACGGCAGCGGCTGCTGCGCGGCGCGTGGAGTCGTTTTCCTTCTGCTTGACCTTGAGGCCCTCCACGTAGCCCTTCTGGTCCTGCGCCTGCTGGCGAAGATCGAGTTCGCGGTTGCGCACCGCAAGCTGCGCGGCGTTGTTGAGCATCTTGTCCTCGTGCTCCTTGCTGCGGAGCTGGAGTTCGGCCATGCCCAACTGCACCGTGGGATCCTGCGGCTGCTGCTGCGCCATGGCCTGCTGGGCCTGCATGACGTGCTGCTGGACGACCTGCATGACGGCTTGGGCCTGCGCTTGGTCGCCCTGCGCACCCATGGCCATGGCGGCCTCGGCGTACTGGAGGACGGTGTGCTCGCGGATGTTGGCCACCAAGAGGGGAACCATGGGCTGGAAGACGGGGCTGGCCCCTCCCATGGGATCCTGCATGAAGGCCATCTTGGCTTGGATGTGGGCTTGGTGGTCCTGCCCCGCAAATGCCTTGATGGGCTTGCCCTGCGAGAGGGCCATGATGTCCTCAAGGGGGCTGAGAGGCATCGGATCCTGCGGCGGCGGGAGGATCTTATCGACGTTATCGACCTCCATGGCCGAATAGACACGCTTGTAGATTTCGCGCATGTCGTGCATCTGGGGGTTATTCGACGCCATCTGCAGGAGGGTGGTGGCCCTCGTGAGGCGATGGGCGTTGGAGGGCGTGTTGGGATCCGAGGAGGGAATGATATCGACCTCGGCCCCTATATCCATACGGAAAATCTCGGGGGGCGCGCCCTGCACGGGGTAGGGGTAGCGCGAGAGGTAGTCCTTGTCGAGCCTCCGCAGGATCTTGAACTCCTGCTTTTGGGCTGCGTGGATGCGCTTGTGGGTGGCGCTGAAGAACTTGGTGGAGGCCTCCAGAAGTGCCAGCGTGGTGCCCACGGGGCCGTAATTGGTCGAATCCGCAATCACCTGCTCCGTGGTGTCGGCGAACTTCTGGCCAGCAGCCACCACCTTGTCGTGGAGGGCAAGGAGGGTCTGCGACGGCTCCTTGTAGGGGAGGGGGTAGATCGCCTTGGAGATGTCTTGGATGGTGGCATCGACGTCGCGCCACTCGCCCGCACCGATGGGGTCGTTGCCGCCCACGACGCGCATGCTCTTCAGCTTGAAGCCGCCCTGCAGGTTGGCGAACATGCCCGCGTCCACCAGCGCCCTCATCGTGAGGGTGGCGGTCTTGCTCAAGGAGCCAATAAGGTGGATGAGGCCCAGCCCGTAGAAGCCCATCGTGGGGACGTAGCGGTAGTGGACGAACCACTCCAGCTTGCGCTTCTTGGGATCCATGGGGTCCCAGTTGCGCCGCACCGAGAGGACCCGCCGGGAGGCGCTGTCCACCGTCACCACGTAGGGCAGGGGGCCCTGCTGCGTCTCCTCAAGGTCGTCGAACTTGAAGTAGCCGTGGTACTCGTAGAGGACGTGGGCCTTGAAGTTGCTGGGCTGCGCCACGCCCTGCAACTCATCCACCTTGGCAGCGATGATGCTCTGGTCGATCATGCCCGGGGAGCCCACCGTGACATCACGGTAGAGCCCCGACGCCATATCCCCCTTCAGATCCTCGGAGGTGCGGTAGATGATGTGGGCGTAGCGATCTGCCCTGCGGAGGTCGGGGGCATTGTAGCTGACGACGAACTGGTCGACTGGCACGTACTCAGCCACGGGTCGACCAACGCCAGTATCAAAATAAAGCTTTCGGAAGCAAGATCCCACGAGGGGAAGGGCGAAGAGGAGCCTCTCAGTTTCATCGAAGTACTCCACCATCTCTTCGAGGATCTGGTAGTTGAGGAACTCCTTGAGGCGGGAGGCCGCCGCTTCCTTCTCGGGGGACGTAGCTCCCCAGATTCGGGTGCGCACAGGGCCTGCGGCGGGGAAGATTTCCTGCACCGCCTTGCTCTGGAACTTGACCACGTTCTCCAAGAGGAGGGGGTGGTTGGCCGCGCAGGCTCCCTCGAAGGGCTCCGAGGTCTCCTCGATCTTGAGGCCCAGCTCCTCCATGCCCTTGACGATGAGGTTTTCCCACTCGGCGCGCGAGTCGAGGTCGGCCTTGACGTTTTCGCACACGGTGGTGCCCACCATGCTCAGCTCGCCCTCCGAGAGGACGTCGGCAAGGTTGGCCCCATGGTCGCGGGGATCCACGAGGACGGCCTCTTCCTCGCCAAATTCCACGTCGATGCCCCCATCGTCGAGTTCGACAATGGCGGCCTTCAACCCGATGGCCTCTAGGGGATTGGGATTCTCAATGGGCATTACCAAATCCTATCACCTTTTGGGGGAAATATCAAGTCCAGTAGGTCTTGCGCCTACGGGGGACCTCTTCGTCCCCCACCGCATCGTCGTGGTTGTAGAGGGCGTAGCTGTCGCGGAGGTAGAGGAGGGCCATGGTCATGGCGTCCACTTGGTCGTCGTTCTTCCCCTTGGGGAAGGCGAGGGCCTCCTCCACCAAGTCGAAGCTCCAATTCTGCTCGTCGGGGAACCACACCCGCCCCGCCACGAAGAAGCGCATGCAGGCATGGAGGCGGGCCATCTTGTCCTGACCCTTCCCCGGCACGTAGGGCACCACCGGCAACCCAGCCCTCTGGAGGTCGGGGTAGAGGACCTCACCAGAGGCCTTCTTCTCCACGATGATGCGGTCGGGACTGTATTTCTTGCTGAGCTGGCGGGCCTGCTCCAGCAGCTCGGGGTACTCCCATTTCCCCCTCCTGTTGGCCAGCAAGAGGGCATTGGGGACGGAGGACTCCTTGCCCCGGCTGTCCTCATGGAGGGTATTGAAGATACCCCATATTTGCAATACGCTGTAGTCGTTGCTCTCCTTCTTGCCGAAGGCGGTGTCGGCACTCATGATGATGGCGTCGCAGGGGGGCAGCGGCTTGTCCTTCTCCCACCACCTGATGTTCTCCATCTTGATGAGGTTGCCCTCCTCCCCGGTGGGCTCCTGCATGTAGAGGGCGTTCCACTGGGAGCGGGGCATCGTGGGGTCATCCCGGAGCCCCTTGAGGTACTCGGCGGGCCACCTCTGGGGCCAGTAGGATTCCTCCTCCTCGTCGAGGGCGGGGATGCTGAGGACCCGCCACTGCTCCGCCTTGGGGTCAGCCTCCGCATTGCTCAAGAGCCACCCGGCAAGGTCGTCCTCGTGCCACCTCGTGGTGACAATGAGGATGCGGCCATCCGGCTGGAGGCGGGAGCGCAAGCCGCCGGGCCACCAGTTCTTGACGAACTCACGGGCACTCTTCGACATCGCGTCCTGCTCGCTGAGGGGATCGTCGATTATCGCAAGATTAGCTCCCCGGCCAGCAATACCAGCAGTGATGCCAGCAGCCACATACCTACCTCCCTGCTCCGTATCCCACCTGTTGGTTGCCCGCGAGTCCCCCTTGATC